AGTATCTTCTTGAAACGGATGAAACATCTTATTGATAAATGCCTATGTATTCTGCCCAAACAGTTGTACCACTGTCATAACTTACAAATTCGAAAACATAATACTTAGTTTCTTCACCTACGCCTGGAGCACCAATTACTGCTGTAAGATCATTTGTTGGCCAGTTAGCGTTTTTCTTAATAGTTCCTCCACCTGCATTACTTGCAAATGTAATAGTTCTATTAGTTGAACTACCTGCCGCTTGATCACTTTTAATATGTAAACGTACTCTACCTGTTCTTGCTACTGTGCTTGACCAATTAGATAAAGTAAGTGTAATATCTGCACCTACTGTAAATTCTTGGTATGCACCATTGTCAAGGTTAATGTTTTGACTAGTGTTAACAGTAGCACCAGCAACATATCCTGTTTCTGTAGTGTTTTGAAAGTTTGCATTATTAATAGTATTACCTAAGAAATTGTTATCTGCATTCTTTACTGCACCGTTAGTTTGTAGTGCTTCAATCTCTGCTTTTGCCGCCGCAAAGTTTGCCACTGTTGTTGCGAAATTATCACGAAATCCCTGCGAGTCATTGTCTTGTCCCGCTATAGGAAAATCAGCACTAATTCCTGTATCACTAATATTACTTGCCATAGTTTATCCTCTCGTTGCTATTATTTATCAGCATTATACATTGAACTGGTAGTTTGCGAACGGAACATATTGCTCGTTGCTATTACCGTCTGTACTGTCGATATTGTATCTTTCAATTTCAATATCTAGTTGTTTAAAGTTAAAATTACTATTATTAATGTTTAGAATCACACTATCAGCTTCGCCTGGCCTACAATAACATAGCGGTATTGCTAGTTTAAAGCCCAGTTCTGCTTGCCCTGCTTCTTGAGCAGTACGCATCCACAGTGGATAAAACTCTCTTAGATTCTTTCCAACTGCACGTATTCTATCTCTCATGTTAGTAATATTACTAATATATTTTGTTTGATCTTTACTATCACTAATTTTTATAGCATCACTGTCGATCTTAATTGTATTAGTAATTGGACGTAGTCTTAATGGATCTGAACTAATACTATCATCAATACTTTGACTACCAATTATTGTACCGTCTTGTAGTTCGACAGTAATAGTTCCGCCTGGAGCAAATGATACAGGACCTACTCTAGTAAAGATTGAAAGTGTTCCTGTATTAGCAGGACTAAGTCCATCACCACCACGTAGTCCTAAGTCAAAAAAGCCTTGTCCTGTTCCTACTCCAGTGTTATCATCTGTAACAGAATATTGTATACTATCTACTGTAACTTCATTTTGTGTTAAATTAGTAAAACTTGCGTTCGTTTTGCCTTTGCTTTCGTCTGGCTCTGACGGATCAATTATATCAACATAAATTACTTCGTATACTGTTTCATTGCTTCCAGGATTTTTTGCAATCGCTTTTTTCACAGCACCAGTTTTATATTGTTTACGCTTGTGATTTTTTGAAACAGCCGCAACAAACTCGCCAATCTTTTTTGTTTCAATACCTGCATATGCTAACATCTTAATTTGAGGCTGTAGTCCAAAACTATCATCGTTTGGTCTGTAAATACTTGCTGGTGTAAAAATAGTTGGATCAGATATAAAATTTCTAAACGTGTTACGTTGTACTTGTTTTAATAAAGGAATCATTGTAACACTACTATAAAGAGTATCATCTGGATCAGTTGTTGTAATTGTAAACGTTCTTGTTGTTGCACTAAATTGGAATTGATCTTGTGCTTTAACTGTAAAGGTATAACTTCTGTCAATAGTAGTTGTTATACCGTCAAATGTTGTTTCGGCAGTTCCTTTGTCAATAGTTGTTAGTCCAGGCTTATTAGGTTCTCCAAACTGATTAACCTTACCTTGTAACTGTCCGTCAATAGCAAGTCCAAGTCCTGGTGGCAATCTTCCCGAATCTAATGTGTATAACACAACGGCGTTAGGAACACTACTTGTAGCACTTACATTTAATGTACTAACAAAGTTTGCTCTAAGATTTCCTAATGAGGATGCTGTATTCCAACTAATTGCACTTTCAACTTCTCCTAAAAGTTTAAGTGTAAATTGTTTGTTCTTTGCTACTGTAGGATTTGTTAATATTGTTGTTCTTTTTTCAAAACTATAAAAAGACATAGTAATAACTTTATTTGCTACTACTGCTCCAAAAGGATCATATGTCTTAAATCCTACATCTGTAATAGTTCCTAAAAAAGATCCTCGTAAATAATCTATACTTCCTACTTCAATTTTAACTGTGCCAGTATTATCTGATGTAGATGTAACTCTACCTTTTTCAACAGTCCATACAGTCTTATCAATAATGTCAATTGATCTATATGATTTATTATCACCTGAGTCTACTTCTGTAACAGGAACTTGGTTAAACACAATCCAACCTGTTGCTTCTAATCCGTTAAACAAACTATCAGCAAAGTCGCTAAATGCTACATTATCTAAACCACTCCATGGTTGACCAACACCTATATTATTTGCAAAAGGTTCTGTAGTTGTATTTTCTTTAGAACCAACTTGTCTAAGTGCTTCAACAGTAAATTTATATTCTGTAGTCACTGCTGGTTGATAAGGAATACGTCCTGCAATCTCGCCAGACGTACTATCTATAGACATGCCTGGAGGTAATGCACTTACAGTGCCGTCGTCGTTTGAATCCTTAACAGTAAAACTAATGATACCAGTATTACTAGTAGGGTCATAAACATCTAAAAATAATGTTACATAATTATTTGCTCTTCGATATCCTAAATCACTTGGTGTTAACCATACTGGTGCTCTTAGATAGGTATTATCTGCTGTAAATAATCCTGTACCTAATTGCATTATTGTGTTATCTGTTCTTAAGAAATCATCTCCTACAAGATAAATTTGGAACTTACGTTCTGTAATTACAACACCATCACTTGCACTTACTGTAAACTCGTAGTATCTATTTAATTTTTTAGGACTTTGAGTAGGAACATTATAATCAAAGAATGTTGTATCGTAATAATAACTTTCAAAACCGTTTGCACTTTTTACACCAAAATCAAATGGGTATGTACCAAATACATTAGTATCAAAGAATCCTGCACCTGCTCTCTTTTCTAATGCAAGTATTGGTTCAACTATACCTGTAAGTCTACCTGTTGTTTTGCCTAATGTAATACCCGGAGGTAATTCTCCATCATTATCTCCGATGAAATATTCTATCTCATCACCTGCTGGAAGATCAGGATCTATAACTTGTAATTGAAAGTCTACTGGACTACTATCTAATATATAAAATCTATTATTAGGACCAAGTGGTAATGGACCTTCGTTTGTGATCCAAGTTGGAGAGTCAGCACCGTTAATTTTTAATTGAAGAGTCATATCTTCTTGGAGAGTATCTTTGACTGCCCTAATAACAAATCTAAATAACTTTAGTCTTTTAACTTCAAATGGAGTACCTAATAAGTTATCTCCGCTAATTCTTAAGCCGCCAGGTAGCTTTCCACTAATAACTGTAAGTGTACAACCAGAAGTAATTGGTAAAGGAATTGATTGTGTAATACTTTCTTCGTATGTTCCTAAATCGTGTCCTGGATTAACCGTCCATAAATTAGCATGCGGCATTTAACACTCCTATAGCGTTCCCATATCTGCTTCAACTGATGTTGATGCTGTAAAGGTTGCATTTCCATCATCATAATCAATTTCTAGATTATGTGCTAGATATTCTAATGTGCTGGTAAACACTGTAGGAACTGCTTCCCCCATATTCAATGTAAGGTATTGTTGTAGTCCATCAAATGTTCTAATATCAAGATCATGCACATTACCAGTCATGTTACCAACATTAATAATATTATTTGTCTGTGCGTTAAGTGTTGCTGTTAGTTTAGGATCTGTTTCAGTTTGTATAGAACTTTCACTGCTAATTGTTAGTGTAGTTCCATTTAAATTTGTTGTAGTAGTTCCACCACCTGCAAGTGTTAGTGCATTACCATTAGAGTCTAATGTAATATTATTGTTGTCTGCAAATATTTGTACGCTAGGCAAGCCTGTGGCTGTACTATTAATTGTAATAGCGTTAGCATCAGCAGATAAGTTAATTGCCGCACCTGCTATAATCTTTTTAAATTGTAATTCAGTTCCGCTTATTTGGCCAAATAGTCCTTCACCTGCACTACCTAAGTTTGCAACTGTAGTTGATTCCGTACTTCTAGCGTTAAGTTCTGTAAAATTACTGTTTACTTTTACAAACGCTTCACGTAGATCATCACCTGTACCGTCGTTTGCAATAGTTCCGATGTTGATAGTTTGTATTGCCATATAAGTCTCCTATACTATATTTATCGCTTCTTCAGTCCTATAACATTACTTGTAAAAGGAACAGCATTATTATATCTATTAAACAACATTTTATTAGGGCCTCCACAAATATCAGTTGTATCGCCATAGTTGCTAATATTTGATTCGTCTTTTAAAACAGATAAAGCATCATTTTCGAGTTTGCTTTTTAATTGTGCCGGAGTTAAGCTAGGGTCAGCTTGTAAATATAATGCACCTACTCCACAAACCTGTGGCGAAGCCATAGACGTTCCACTAATATTTGTTTGCTTAAAACTAGCATTGCCAAAGTATGGTGTGTTTCCGAATCTAGTAGTAGTGCTACATGCACTTACGATGTTTTCTCCAGCGGCAAAAATATCTACTCCTGGTCCTGTTGAACTAAAACTTGTTTTTCTTTCTGTTGTTGCATCTTGTGGAGTACTATCTGTACAACCTACTATAAGTGCTTGATCATCAAAAGGCGAACTTCCTCTATGATAATAGTTACTTGTTCCGCCACTATAAAAAATAATATTATTGTAATCAGGATCACTGCTATTAGCAATTTTAAAACTATTGTTACCTGCCGCAATACAAATATGTACACCTGCATCAATACAATCTTGTACATCTGCATCTACAGATGATAATCTTACAGGACCTCTATATGCAAAGCTAGAGTAGTAAGGATAAAATCCATATGTGTCTCGATGATAAGCTGTACCAGTTTCCCAGCCTGCTGTACCAGAATTATAATTTGTTCCTCGGTATACATAACTGTTTATGTTTGAAAAAGAAGTCCCCATATAAAAACTATATCCCCAACTTGCATTTACTATGGTAGGTCTTTTATAACCAGTGTTTGGGTCTATAGGTTTATTTTCGTGCCAACCTTTTATTACATCAAAGCATGAACTTGTGCTTATACCTCCTGAGTCGCCGGATCCTTCTAAACCTGCTACTTTCACACTATAAATTCTAGCATTAGGAGCCCAACCAAAATTCAGTCCTGTTGCAGTTCCGCCACAATGTGTACCGTGACCGTCTGTATCACCATAGTGACTAGCACTCTGTGATCCTGAAACTCCTGAAGCACTATACCAATCTATAAGTTGTATTCTACTATTACCGCTAGTATCAGTAAATTCTGGATGATCAATTTGTAGTCCGCTATCTTGAATTACAATATCAACACCTGTTCCGTCCATTGAATGTGGTCTGCCAAAAGGATTAGTAGCTAATGAAGTTGATGTGCCGTATTTGTTTTCTACAAAACTATGTCTAATCTTCCCCCAGTCTCTATAATCTCCTGAGTCGCTTGATGATTTATTAAAATTAGCAGTTTGTGTTGCTTGGTATCCTATACCTATATCGTCTCTGTCTTCTGGACGTAGTTGTACATCTGTAACTCTACCATCGTTACGCAAAGTTTCAGCCTCTGCTTGCGTTAATGCGTAGTGTGTATTTCTTGTAGATAGTACTCTTGGATCTGCAACGTCAACAGTTCTATTTGGAATGTCTCCAGCGCCTGTTGTCGAAATCATTTCTTGATTGAATTCTGCGTAATCAACACCCTTGTTGAGTGTGACAATGTATTCTCTTTCACTCATGCTTACTCCTAGTGCAAGTCAACCCAAGCACCGTTGGCATAACCTTGGAACTTGTTAGTTGTAGTGTTATAGATCATATCTGCATTGCCTGGTGTTAAGCTATTTCTTTCTGTTGTTGTATAACTAGCAAGCCTTAAAGGACTTTGCGTAATTCTAACTTGATCAGTAGCTCTTAACTCAATTGAACTATTACTGTCTATTGCAGGTATACCTATGCCATTGCTTTCAAAACTATCTGCTGTAAATTTTTGTGCATTAATATTTCCATCTACTACAAGATCACTGCTCATTCTAACACTAGGTGTCATTACAATTTGTGAACTATCATCAGTATCTATTACGCTAGAACTAAATGTAAAGTTTCCTACTGAGTCACCGCCTGTAGCGTTAGTCCAAATGCCGCCAACATATTTTATAGTTTGTCCTTCTTGTGGGCTGTTAATACTAACATCTTGTAGATTAGTAATACTTGTTGTTGATAAGTTTTGTAGGTAACCTGAATCATTTGTAAATGTACTAATGTTTGTTGGTGAACCTGTTAAGTCTGAGTATGCACCTGTGGTAGCTACTGTTGCTAGTGTAGGTGTACCAGTTACGTTTGCATATGGAACTCCGGTTATATTTGCACCTCCACCGTGGAAGTTAGTTGCATAAGCATTAGAATAAACATTATTACTTGCACCTAAGTTATATGCACCAGTTGAATACGGTGTTACGTTACCAAAACTAACACTATCAGTTACTTCAGATCCGCTTGATAATACTTGACTAAGTGTAATACCCGTAAGTGATGCACCACTACCAATAAACGATGTTGCATTTACGTCACCTGCTACTGTAAGTTTGTGCGATGGTGTTGTTGTAAAAATACCAACACGCTTTGTTCCTGTATCAATTTTAATTGCTGTTTCAACACCTGTTATTGGTTTTACCTTAATATCTAAATCTTGTTCGTTAACAGTATTTTCGATAATGCCTGCATTATCTACTCTAATTTTAATGTTGCTGTTGCTTCCTACAGTAATTCCAACATCACTATTGAATGTAACACTACCATTTTGTGTATAATCTCCTGTGCTACTAATAGCATCTGTAATACCATATCCTGATAATGTTGTAGGTAGTCCTACTAATGAACTGAACTGACTGTCAAATAGTGTAGGTTGATTATTTAAATTTGTATAGTCTAAGAAGTAAGGACTGTCAAAGCCGTCTAGTGTATCAGCATTAAGTCCGCCACCACCTGAAGTTGCATCGTTAGCTGGTGCCCATCTAAGTCCATCCCACTTTAATACTTGTCCTGGAGATGGTGGTGTGCTTTGTGTATCAACATCTGATAAATCACTTATGTCATCTACAAGATTTGGTTTGTCTGAAAGATTGTTGTAACTGCCAGTTGTTGCTATTGCGGCT